GCGTCATAGTACTTGGTCTGCTGAGCCGTCAAGGGAACTTCACGAGTTGAGTACAACAAGTCAGGCAAGTCTAAGCACTCTAGCTTTGTGTATCTAATAGCGGGCTGCAGGGCTTGGTGAACAATTTGCTGCGCATCTTGTCTTGGTACCCATTTGTACTGTGTAAGTTTAATCATCACTTTGTCACGAAACGCACCAAAAAATCTAGGCACCTTATCTGGTGCCACAAGCTTAGCCAAACCGTAGGCATCGAGCGGTGACTGCGATGCAGGCGTACCCGTCATCATCCATAGGCGTGTAGCAGGCTTAATCAATGTTGCAAGGCACTTCCACCGATCAGTAGTCACGCTTTTTACTGCGTTCGCCTCATCCACAATAATGAGATCAAACCCACCAGCCTCTAGTTCAGCGTTTACAACCTTAACACCATCAAAGTTAATGATTACAAATTCGTAATCTCCGGCAATAATTTTTTGTCTTTGTGTGCGTGAGCCCTGAGCAATAGCCACTGTGCGGTGCATAACTGTCTTGAACAAATCAGATCGCCATGCGGTATCCATAATGGATACAGGGCATACAACCAACACACGCTTGACTTTACCTTGTGTCATCAGGTAATCAGCCGCCCATGCTGCTGCACTTGTTTTGCCTGTACCTGCTTCGTTAAATACAAAGCAACGTGGATGGAGTGTGAGAAATTCTGCCGTAGTACGTTGGTGGTCAAAAGGCGTAAACATACCCGGCCACTTGTATCGTCCCAAGATGGGACTAGGCACTTCACGAATACCTAGATTGCGTAGGAGTTGCACCTCGTCAAAACCCCAGTTAACAAGCACTTGGTCAACGTCTCCGTTGCTCTCAACTACTTTGCTTTTTGGAATGATTGAAGTGATTTGATTTGCTTTGCGTGTATTAAACAGCAATGCCTTGTTTTCAATGACTTGCATAATAATTTGAATAGAAGTGACAAAAATAGCCCAGTAGCACTGCTACTGGGCGAACCCATTACTGGGAGGAGAAAGGAACCAAATGAAACAACTCAGCAAAGCAACCGAGTGATTTCATCTTACATTATTTTTTGCGTTCTCGCTTGGAAATTTGTGATTTCATATCGCCTGTTTTGGTGCGAGAAAAACTACGATTTGCATTATCTGTGGCGGCACGGAGATTGCTTAAGGTTGATTTACCGCCCTTAGATAAAGCTTTTTTGTGGTCTACGTCTACGTCGTCAGGCAGTGTGCCGTGCGCTTTTTCGTATGCGCGTCTTGCCTTGTGTCGCTCGGACTGTGCGGCAAGTTGTTCGGGAGTGCCCTGATAGTTTTTATACTCAGCGGCGTAATTGCGTTTAGTGGCCATTGTGATTCTCACAAGTAGTGACTGGGCAAAATTTACATAGCGGAGAGCTTTTGGGATTCCATACCCCATGCACCACAGCCGCTTCGATTGCACTAGCCCTGCCAGCCCATTTTGACAGGATTTCAGGCAATTGTTTCCGAGTGTACTCAGACTTAATTACATCGCCAACTACAACAAACAACAGTACGCCCTTAACGATATTTACATCAGGGTGATGAACCATTACCATTGCTGCCATAAGTTCTAATTGAGCGGTGTCTGCATACCGGCTTGATTTGCCGGTCTTATAGTCGGCTACTCGTGCAACGCCATTCTCGTGGTTGATTGCAAGGTAGTCGGGGATGCCTCGGAACCATACGTCTTTGTCAAAGAACCCACAGGGTGTAAAGTCTGCGCGGATTCCAAGCTTTTCTTCGCAACGGACGTCACCTTTGAAGTTGGCAAGGGGTTCCACGAATGGTTTGTAGTGCGCATAACTCGCTGGAAGTGGTGTTTTATCACGGATATATTCTTCAAATGCTTTGTGTACGGCAGTGCCGTATAGGGTTGCTTCGGTGTCTTTAAACTTATACTTTTTTAGTATTTTAACTTCGTGGTATCGGCGCGGACAGCCTTCGTAATCTTTGATGCTTGAATAGGAATGTGATAGCGTCATGGAAAAAACCGAGTTTGTTTTTGCAAACCCGAGTGTACCAATTAACAATCCCCATAGGAAGCCCCTACGCCTGACTCGCACGCTAGCGGTAAAGTTTGTGCCCACTTTGGTCTCCATGACATACACTCCTCAACATATTTTTGTGCCTCATCTTTGTCATCAATCGGTGCTATACACGCCACGGCATCGTGGACTGTCAACACCACTTTATACTTCTTGCCGATTTTGAGCATTTGCTCCGCAACGACCTGCCTTGCTACGGCTTGACACACGTTCTCGACTACTTTTCCACCGTATATATACACGGGTAATCCCTTAGATAAGTATCGCCACTGATCTTTTTTGGTTTTTTCATCGGTCACTTTGGCTAGGTCGGGATACTGAATATATAACCCGCTAGGTAGGGTTAACCCCTTGCCCGGAACCGCTTTAATCAATCCCTGCTCGTCCACTTGGTAGCCGTTGCCTGTACGCAACGCAATCAGCGCCTCGTCTGCCCTCCGCCACAATTCAGGTATCTTGTAGTATCCATGCCTGTATGCGTCAATGATGCGTTTTGCCTCTTCTTCGGTAGCATCTACACCGGCTTGCACCTTGAGAAACAGCTTTAACTTATGGTGTCCAACCCCATATCCTGCACCAAGAATTACAACCTTACCAACCTGTCTTTGTTGCTTGTCGATCTGATCGGGCGGTATCTGGTATATCTTGCTAGCCATCAGCTTGTACACATCCTGAGACCTTGAGAACGCATCTACTAAGTCATGTTGTCCGGCAAGCCAAGCCAAAGTACGTGCCTCGATCTGCGCTGAATCGCAGTCAATTACAACGTGCCCTGCGGGAGCCTTGATAGCTTTTTTAATCTTGCCTGCATTTGTGCCGCGCGATGGGAGGTTCTGCAAGTTTACAGAGTCTTGACCAGACCAACGACCAGAGTGTGCCCCGTAGTAACGTAGAGGTACAGGAAAACTGCCTCGAGTAGACATACCAATAAAGCGCTCAGTGCGAGTCTCTTCAATTGTTGTCTTGTTTCCAAGGCGGGCTGCGACAAGCATTTGTACTCGTTCATCAGGGTGTTCCTCTAAATCTTTAAATTCTTGGTCGGTCTTGGCAAATGCCCACGCTATCTTGCCAGTGCGCAGGCTAACTTTAGTTGGCGGCACAATGCCGTAGTTCTCCAAGACCTTAGAAAACTTGTCGTTAGACATGAGTAGCTTCTTGATGCCGTCCATACCCTCGCTAAAGATAGCGTGTACGTATTCGGGATCAGCGTCTTTCAGCATGAAGTCCCGCACAGATTCCATCAGCGCTTCCTTGGCGTCCCTCACGGCTTCCAAGTGGTCAACCAATAGCGTCTTGTCAAGCTCAAGCACAGGCTCAATGAACATGCGCAAAGTCATGTCAATCAGTTTCAATTCTTGTTTAGGGAAACCCATCGCCATGTATTTATTGAATAGTTTGTAAGTCAACTCAGTATCGTTGACGCAGTATTCAGCATAGCGTGCCAACTCCTCGGCAGAGAAGTCAGCGTAGTGTTTGCCTTTGGCATGCAGAACCTCATCGCCCTTGGCTCCAATACCCATGCGTTCAGCTTGCTTGGCTAAGCCATGCGCCCTCTCGTGCGGATACAACGCTCGTGACATACCAAGCGTGTCAAACCAAGCCATAGGCTTTACGCCATATAACCAGTCAAGTACCGCACCATCGAACGCAGTGTTCTGTGCAACCACCATCGCATCAGACCAGTCAAACTCTTTCAGTATCCGCTCCACTTGCGGTTTGGGATACCAAACGGTTTGCCCGTCGTCCACCTTGATCGCAATGCCAATCATCTCGAACTGAGGCGACCGCACATACTCCTCGGTAGGAATCTTGGTCAGGGAATACTCAGTTGAGTAAAAACACTCAAGGTCCAGCGTTACTAGTTTTGGCATTTAGTTCTTCAATTCTTTTGTCGTATTCTTTGTCAAACTCTTGGTTGAGTAGTTTTGTGGCTTGTTCAACCATACTTTGTGAGGTAATGATATTGCGCTTGGTTCTGACTGGGCGATCCATGTTGATGTCGTACTCAGGTTTAGGGTCAAAAATAGTTTGCACCACACCCGTTGTGAATCGTTGCTTGTGCATATCTGTGTACGCAGTAACCAAAGCTTTCTTGTCAGCGGCGGATAAAAACCACAATCGCTGATGCGCACTTTTGTCCATCAACTCAGCCGCCATATTAGCGTACTCATACATCTTACCGCCAAACTCAAACTCTTCGGGGTTAGTCTGCATGCGATCAATAACCATCTTAATACCGGCGTTTAGTTCTTCACTCATAACGGCACTCCATAATGTTTGTCATCGGGGTCTGCTTCTTCGGGTACATCACCTTGCCACATTCCAACACTCGGTCCTTGCATCATAGCTTTACCTGTACTTGGGTGTTTACGAACTACAGCGGTTGGATATTCTTCCGATTCTTGTTTAGTCAACAGTGTATGAAACACTTGGGCTTCAAACCTCGCACGTCGAGCTTCTTTGTATGCGTCAAGCAACGCTTCCTTTTCTTCGGGCTCCAAGTACCACAGTCGGTGTATATGCCCAACATCTTTTTTCTCAATTAGCAAGTCATCAAGCTTTTCAGTAATGCGTTGAAACTTAGGCGTTTGGCGTATAGTGATTGCGGTGCTTATATCCCCAAAGAAGTCCTCGGGGTTGGTTTTGAGTCGTTCGATAATTACTTGTACTGATTGCATCATTGTTAAATCATCCTATCTAGTGTGGCTTCGAGGGTACCTCGTTTAAGTTCATCTTCGTTGATGACTAGCACCCTGCCCCCTGCGGTCAGGATGGCATCTAGGTTTTTGTATTGCAGTGCAGTAGGCACGCCCTTTCCTGCCTTGGCTTCAATGGCAAGAAACTCACCACCGTGGCACACTAGGAAGTCGGGCACACCACTGTTGCCGTAGCCAGTACCGATTGGCATGGCGTAGTAAGCCCCATGAGCTTTCAAGATCGCTTTGATCTTGGCTTTGACTTTAGCTTCAGGTGTTGCTGCCACGTTAGTAGCCCCGTACTTCTTTGAGCTTTTGCATGTAGTGCTTGGCTTTGCCTGCGTCGTCGCTTCCGTCTTTGCGTCCAGAACGCATGGTGTATTTAATTATGTTTCCTTTGAGGAAGCCCTCAAATTCTTCGCTTGTAAGTACTAGCTCCATTACTGCCCACGGCTGTACCGCCATGTCTTTGTAGTGGCTACCGCTAACTTGCATGTCATCGGCTTTTTCAATCATTTAATTTCTCCTGTAAAAGTTTGTCGTAGTATTGCTTGGGCATCGGGGCTTTCTTGGTGATGATTGTCCGCAACCACTCGGCACCGCCAAGCTGATTAAAAATAATCCACTGTCTGTCAGACATCCTGATTTGTCGTCCTATCAGTGGCTCGGATGGCTTTGGTCTCGGCATGTTCTAAATTTCCTTCGTGTTTGTTTGGTTGTCGTGCTTTTGAGTAGGTGCCAAATAGTTTGTAGCCTAGTTCTTTCTCGCTTGCAATGGTCCCGCTACCTTTAACACGGAAGTACGGGTCTTTCAAGAAAATGCTAGGGCGATCTACTAAACGCAACTCATCCCATGGGTTAAGTACGCGGGGGGTGTCGCCGCTCTTCAAAACGAAACATTCTCTAATAGGGTCGTATCGAACAAGGTCAAGTACTTTCATTGCAGGATTCCCAGTTTTCTTAACGCAACCTTCAGACCTTCTACGCCACCGACACGTTGATCGTTGATAAAAATCTGTGGCATCTGACGGGCATCAGGAAACTCTTTTAGAAAGTTAACCATGCGGTCGCCCACCGTGATATCAACATCGGCATACTTTAAGTTTGCAGCTTCCAGTATGCGTTTAGCCGACACGCAGTTAGGGCAGTTATCCCTTGTGTAGATTGTGATATGTAGGTTTTTCATTTAGGTTTCCTTTCGCTAAGAACTTTATTGCTCCACTCAACTTTGTAGATGCCGCCATCCAAGTCAAAGTCAATTCGTATGTTGCACTCGACGTTGTATGGATGCAGGCTTACACCTAACCCATCCATGTTCTGATTAACTCGGTAGTACTTGCTGACCATTGTCTTGCCACGATCTTCTTCGGGCGTGAACTGCCTGTACAGCGGCTCAGGTGTTTTGGATTTGCTCATTCGTTGCGCTCCTTAAGCCATTGTTGAATACGTTGAAATGCAACTAAATAGTTGCCTCGTTCTGCAATTTCGCAAGCTTCTAAAAAGTTTTCCTGTGATAGCCCTACCCACCCACGCTCAGGCAACGGATACCCCGATTGTTTGTAAGCTTCCTCACGCCAGCGTTGTGCTCGTTTCCTGTGGTACTCACAGTTTGGACATTCCAAGGCCATGCCGCCAACAACGTCAATCAGTCTCTTAATTTCAACCACAAGCGCCTGAGTTGTTTCCACATTCACAGGGATAATTGCGTTTGGGAATAGCCATTCTTCTTTCATGCTTGTCCCCTTGCTCGGATGGCATTTATCACCACGGCACATAAAGTCCACGCAACAGCCGCTACGAAAAATGCTCCGCTTACTGGCAACACCCATTCATATCCCTGCTTTCTGTTGCCAACAAGTTCGGTAAGGAGTTGCACAACAAAAATAATTGTTGTAATTTGAACTGTTGTTTTAGGCCAAAAATAGTCAATCCGTTTCATGCTTGTCCCCTTGCTTTTATGTCGTTGACAATTTCAAAAGCCCATACAGGCTCGGCATATTGCATTGCTTCATTTACAACAATCCCAGCACACGCCTCACGCTCATGCTGTGCTACTAGCTTGGCAAAGCGTTCTGCGTATTCAAGTCCAATTATGGGCATCCAACTCACATCAGTTGCAATATGCAATCCCGCATCTTGTGCTATTCGGATAATGTCTTCTCTGTTCATGCTTTTCCCCTTGCTCGGATGGCATCACGATATGCGGCTGTGCCTTGACCCCAACCTTCTTGATACGCCTCACCCCATGAACTGTTGCCAACAGGGGCTTGCACATCTTCGTGGTCATGCAGAGCTTCACACGCCTCACGCTCGGCAGAAGCGACAAGGGCGGCAAAGTTTACAAGGTCACGCACGCGCTCCGCCGTAACGCCCGTCTCTTGCGCCATGCGAACAATGTCTTCTCTGTTCATGCTTTTCCCCAAATCAAATAGCCCATCAAGAGGCCAATCAAATAAGCGGCTATCGGTGTGTAGAACAAGTTGGGCATCCTGTTCATTGAATCCTCCCCCGCATAGCCTCAACCTGTGCCCGTTGTTCATCCATCAGGTAGTCCCTCTGCTTGGTTGCCAGTTCGTACATAGCATCTAGGGTTTTAATATTTGCCCGCAGTTTTTTAATTTCCTCTGCGGCTTCTTGGCATAGGCCAAACAGCAAAGCATTGGCACGTTGTGGTGTATCGAAGTTGCCGGGGTACACCTTCTCAGGGTCGTTCAGTACAGTAACAATGTCGTTCATCGCGGTGCATCCTCATGGTTATCAGGGTTGAATTTAGGGACTCGGTTGCCCTTGTCCTTGGGGTTTGGGAATGGAGGAAAAGGCCAAGTCATGCTTGTCCCCTTGCTCGGATTTGTTCTGCAAGTCGTCCAGCCTTTGCCTCATCACACAACTTTGCACACGCCTCACGCTCCATTCTTATAGCGGCTTTTATGGCATCTACTTCCCAATGGTAAGGCTGCCCTTTCATTTTTTGCTCACGCTCGATACGCTCGAACTCGTCGTCTTCATCAGTGTGAATCATTCTCCCAACTCCTCAAAGATTTCGTTAAGAACTGTTTTGATTTGGCTGACCATCTCAGCCTTTGTATAGGGCGCAGACATAACCATCTTGATACTTGCCAACGCTTTATACATAGCTTGCCCTTTTAGTGCGAATAGTAACGCGTCCTCATCGTCGGGGTACTCGAACTCCAGTATGGCTTTAGCTTTCATTTACCTAACCCGCCAAAGTACAAGTGCAACCGGCGATACAACTCATGCGCATCGTTTAAGGTAAGCGCATCCATAAGAACGTCAAGGCTTGTACGAATATCGGGTTGGTGTTCAAACGCTCTCGCCATTGGCTCGTTCACCAATGCAGCCAACCCCTTGGCTTCGGTGTTGGAAGTCTTAACCTTAAGAGTTTTAGGTTTCTTTGTTTGCTTTGTAAACTTCTTGGCGGTCTTGAGTGGTGTGTACTCCGTACCATTGGGGCGTAAAGTCCCACCGCTATCTCTCCACACAACCCCCTGCCGTACCATCTGACCAAGCAAAGAGGATACAGAAGATGACTTGTGTCCTTTAGCCGTTAATCTGCGGACGTATTCCTTCGGGGGTAGCCCGGGCATGTCACGAACTTCTTCAAAGGTTGCACGAGATGTATTAGTTGTAGGTGTAAACATGGTTATTGATTCCGTTTCGGTTGTTTCGGGTTCTTCCCAAGATTGCAATATTTTTTGCATTTCTGTTTGTATATCAGGCATCGTCATCCTCAAATAAGTTAAGTTGTCGTGGGTCAGCGTCCGGTGTATGGCGAATTAAATCCTCCACGTCACGCAAACGCATTTCTAACCGTTCGGATAAAACTTTCACTAACCCTGAATGCTCATTGGCAAACCGGATTAGTTCCTCATCGGTCAAGTTGTCAT